GGACTACATTTAATAATGGTGTAGTTGTTTGTTGAATGTTTAAAGGTTTAGGTCCTTTTAAATATGCAACTCCTAGATCTAGTCCACCTTTAAGTAGTGTATTTACTCTTTGAGCTTTTAATGCATCATTTTGCATTTGCTGAATTCTATTAAGATAAGCATCAGGAGTAAATCCTGTATCTTGTCTAGTAGAAGTAATACCTTGTATTTTTTCAAAAGGTGATTGTCTTGGAGTTAGAGCTTTACTTGTATCAATTGCTTGTTGTTGTATATCAACTGGTGTTTGTCCTCTTGCAACTGTTTTAGTTTCACCTGTTTGTGGATCTGTTACAATATCCATTTGACCAGGTGCTTCTCTTAGTAAACTTTGAGTTTGAGTTCCTAAGTCTGTAGTTCCTGTTGCTAAAGTTGTTTTTTGAGTTCCTGTATATGCTTCAAACTGATCAACATTATTTATAGGTGCTGATGTAACTGCAGCATCTTGATATTCATAAACTCCAAACTGATTCCTTGTTAGTTTAGCTACCATATTCTTTATTGCGTTTGTGTGCGTCTTTGAGGTTGAGTATTTGGCGAACTAAAGCCAGCTTCCCCTGGCATCGGTACATTACCAACTCCGATGTTGCTACCTCCAGCTCCTGTTGGATCTGTTGGCGAAGCTCCAGGAGGTACTCCTCCAGTCTGCCCCATTTGACTTTGTCCTCCAGTAGAGGCTGTATTGTTTTGATTTGCATTAACCATTCCCATTATTTGTGCAAAGATTGCTGCTTTCTCTGGATCATTTATTAGTTGATCAGGATCAATGTCTAAAGCCTTTGCTACTTCTTTTAGACATGTATGCCATTTAACAAATGGTGCTAATGTAGGATTAGAAGCTGTTTGCATAAATGTTAATAATCTTTGCGATCTAACTTCTTTCTGCATTAGTGAAGAAGTTCCTTGTGCTTTAACTTCTAAATCACCTTTAATCTGTGGAGCATCATCAGTAAATTGCATATTAAAATGATACATTGCTTCACCTAGGGGTTTGATTAAATAATCGTCTATATTTTTAATAACTGTTTTAATACTTAATGCAGCAGCACCCATAAGCATAGACATACCCGCTGCTGTTCTTGTTGTAGATTGTACACCTGTTGTTCCATGTGAATAAGAAGGTATACCTGTTGATTCATCTGCAAGTTGTCTAAACTTATCAAACATTTGTAAATTTTCATATGCAGTATTAGGAAACTTAACTCCATGAACTGCTTGACCTGTTTGACCACTTTGTCTTCTAAATATTTTACCAGGAAATATTTTCATATCTTGTCCTGGAACTAACATTGTTTCATCAACGTCAAATACTAAATTACCTGCTAAAGCTAAATTATCAATAGCCATTCTTGCATGACCATTCATAATTTGCTGTGAGTCTTCCATATTTTCTGCAACTCCGACACCAAAAAATTGATATGGATTTAATTCATATGGACATACTAAGTATGGAATTCTTTTTGGAGTAAATGGATTCTCAACCATTCTAATAACATGACCACCACAAATCCAAATATTAACATGAACAAAATTTTCTTCACTTTCAAATTCAAGACCTTCTTCTTCTAATAAGTCTTTATTTATAATACCCCAGTATTCTAAAACTTCAAATCTATTTTTATAAATACTAGTAATATTTTCTCTATCATATAAAGAAGATTCATATCCTCTAACTTGATAGTTAGGTCCTTCATCTAAACATGCTTGAACAGCATCAGCATTAAACATAGGTTTTTCTTTTAAATCTGCTAACTGCTGTTTATTAAAACTATGTCTTTGTATGACATAATCTGCATCATTAATACTTGTAGCATTTGGATCAGGATAAAAATCCCAACAAGATACTGCTTCTATACTTGGTACTGTTTTAGTTTTACCTACATAAACATTAATATCATTTACTCTATCATAACTACCATATGTTTTTGTATCAGTAAAAGGCCCCTTTAAAATACCAGTGCCCATTAAACACATTTCAAAAAATGTATGTCTTAAAATAGTAATTGCATTAGATTCTTCTAATTGATCATGAATAAGTTTTTCCATCTTAGAAGCAGCCATATGAGCTGGTTCTATTTGTGGTTCACCTTGAATTGATGTACCTTCTTCAAAACCTAATTCTTCATAGTCTTGTGCAATTGTTTTTATTAAATCACTTGCAGTAACTCCTGGTGGAATACTTTGCCCATCACCATTGAATCCATATAAACTTTTTACAACATCTGAGTTTTTTGGATTTGGATTTACAGGCGAAGGTCTATCACCACCAGACATTTGTTTTTCTTGTGGGGTAACCATTCTTGCGTATTCATCAATATTTTCTGGAACAGATGTTGGTTTTATTCCTAAAGGAAACTTTCCTTGAGAAAATAAAACTTCTATGATCTGACCAAAAGATGCAAGAACTTTTGTTTTTGTAATTTTAACAAATACTTTAGACTTTTCGTTTTCACGAAAAGCCATTTCAGGACCATAGATACCTCTATAGTTTCTATAAGACTTGAGCCATCTTTTTTCATCATATATTTTAGATGTCTCTGCTTCCTGAAATTTATTTCTTATATAGCCAACGAGATTGTTGTCCACATAAATTTCTCTCTTATCTTTATCGTCAGCCATGTTTTATTTAATTAGTAGTCTCTTTCTTCAGCCATTCTAAAAATTGCTGGATCTACTTTAGATTTTGATTTACCTTTTGCATCATTTTGATCTCCAGCCATGTCTCCTTGATTCACTTTTGAATTAGGATCTATTTCCATAGCATCGTTAGGTCTTTTTGGTGCATCAGGTGCAAGTTCTCCATGCATGTATCTTTTCATCATAGTTATGTCTCCTTATTTTTTTAATATATCTTCTTGCCAATCTTTTATAAATTTTGTAAAATTGTCGTTGAAGTTTGTCCAATATTCTTTTACTTGTTTGTAAGTTGGAAATATAAACATTATATTTTTCTCCTTATGGTTTTGGTGGTCTGTATTCATCACCTTTTAATAAATCATGAATACCATATTTTTTACCTGGTTTTTCTTTTGGTTTATTACCAAATTGTTTTATAACTTTTTTAACTTTATCTACAATTTTTTTAGTTTCCATATTAGCATATACTTCAGCTATGAAGTTGCTTTTAGGTCCTAATTTATTTCCGTTATCTTCAGCCATTAGTAATCTTTTTCATCTGCCATTTTAAACAAAGAATCTTGCACATGTTCAGCACCAGGTTTTGAAGGTACAACTGGATCATAGTCATACTCTTGATATTTTTTTGGTGCATGCTGTGTAAAATCAATATTAGTATGTTCCCTGTTTGGATTTTTTCCATCAGGTGCATCACTAAACTGTCCTTGTTTTACTTTTGCTTTTGGATCAAAATTTGCTTCCATTTTATATTCTCCTAATTACGATTGTCTATATTTTTATTTGTTTTGTCTTGATGACATTTTTTGTAGGAATTGTAGTATAACATCCGCCTTGTTTTATAGAGCCATCGGATTCCCAACTAAAGTCTGCCATAACAATTGTACGCACTGAGTCGGTATGCATCAACCACCCTACACTACAACAAACTGAAGTATTAGCTTTTTTAATTTCTATAATATCTTCCCAACTAGAATCAGATATAATATCTTCCCACCAAACCATGACAAGTTTATATGGAAAATTTTTACGATTTCTTTTTGGTAGTTTTATTTTTTTTGACACCTTTTAATTTTCCAGAATTTTCCATAGCATAAAAAACAGCCTGGCCTTTCTTTTTGCCATACTGTTTTTCCATTGCTTTTTTTATTTTCTTACCTTTTTTATTTAGTGGCATTAATATCCAAAAACTTTATCTGTTGGATTAAATTCAGTTTGTGTATTTATTCTTTTAAAATGTTTTGCATAAGCTGGATGAAGAGGTCGACTCATACATCCATATCGAAGTGCATCATATGCGTGATCTTCTGCTTTTGTATCTACATCTTCAGGATTATTTGAATCGACTGGTAATGTAGATAATGTTCTAATTAAATTTCTACAATTAGATAATATCATTAAACCTGGTTCTTTCGTATCAGGATTAAGGGTAAATCGTTTATGCACTTCCAATTTACCGTTAATTCTACTCTTTGGAGAACGATCTGATGGTCTCCAACGACAACCATTTTGTATCATAGTTTCTGCAATACTAGGACCTACATCTCCTCGTTTTGCCCATGTACTAGAATCTAATACTCCGTAGTTAATATACTCTCCGTGTTCTAACTCAAGTACTTTTCTAGCAAATTGATCAGCCGTGTTCTTAGTGACATACAGCTCTCTATAGATCCAAATATTATTATCGTAATCAATAGCAAACCAGAGGCAACAAGCAGGAGAGCTATAGCCCCAATCTGCAGCACGAAATCTATACCATCCTTTAGGGATCTCAAAACTTTCAACCACATGTGTTTGTTTTTTAAACTCTGGAAAAGCTGAGTCATCAAATGCATCCCAATCTCCATCTAAAAATTGTCTCTTTTGAGTTTCTGGTAATGATGCTAGCATGATATAATAATCATCTGTTTGCATCAAGTATGGATTATCCTGTAACTTAGCAGGTATAAACCTTCGTGAAATCTTTCTAACTCCTACTGGTGTACTAATTTCTACATCAAACTTTTCATTGGGCGTAGAAGGATTTACAAACATCTCACGAACCCACTGTGAACCTACGTTTCCTGGGTTGCCAGTTGCTCTCATAAAAACTGGTATTTCAGGATCAACCGATCTTAAGGATGATCTTAAAAAATTATATATGTCTGGAGTAGGGTATTGAGGTAACTCGTCTATTCCTATCCATGTGTACGATTGTCCTTGGTAACGCAAAACGTCTGTCATGTTCTCTGCATAACCAAACTCTATTTTTGCTCCTGATGGAAATCGCCATTCTTTTTCTTGTTCTCTCCATTTTGCTCCAGGGAATGCTCGTGAGTATAAACGTTGTGAGTGATTAATTAAATCTCTCAACTCAGGCATTGTCCTTCTTATTAAGAGTGCCCTATGCGTTGCTCTATGGCAGTATCGTAATGGATCAACCAACATAGCATATGATTTACCACCACCTCTTGCACCACCATAAAATACTTCTCGCTCGGAAGCGGCAAGAAATTGTGTCTGTGGACCTGTGTTAGGTTTAAAGATTACATCTTGCTCTTTAATATGATCTTGAACGGGTTTAGGTGCACTATCAATTAAGTCTTCCGTTAGTAGTTTAGTGTCTTTACCGTCTAGTGCCTTGTTTATAGTTAACAGTTTATTTTTTAAATTTTCTGCTTCACGTTTGGCAGATCGTAGACTTTGTTCTTTTTGAGCGACTTTCTTTCTACTTCGTTCAAGAATCTGCTTTGTCGATTCCCTCGCTTTGTATACTTTCTTCTTCTTGGGTTTCGGAGGTTCGACTAATTCTTTTTTTGAGTCCGACATGTGATATATATCTACCTGTTTTTCTATGTAACCAACTTGCTGTTTCTCTTAGAGAACAAGTTTTTAAATATTCTTTTGCTTGATTAAGAGCATCGAGTTCTTCTTTGATAGGTTCTATGTAGTTAGGATCTTCTGATTGTTTAAAACCAAAAGGAATAGTCCTAGCTCTTTTTTTAATTTTTATTGGTTCCATCTTTTGCAGGTAATACAAATATACCTGATAACGATTTCATATTAACATCGAGCTGATCTTTCTTAATAATACCAACTCTATCTAGAATTTGTGTGGCAGCTGATAAACGAATATTAGAGTGTGGAGTGGTCCCGTCTTCGTCCAGAGCGTCTATGAGACGTGCAGCTGCCTTTGCAGAGTGTGTGGTGAGGTGATCCTCTGCTAAACTTAAAATTTCTTTCTTAAGACTCTTTGCAAGTTTTGGATAACTATGCTCCGAATAACCTGCTAATTCTGCTGCGTGTTTTAGGTTTCCTTTGGCTTGTCCGAACAATGCGTCTAGAAACTTTTCTTGCATATCTGTCAAGTTTTTTTCTCGAGTCTTTACTATAGTAGAATCCATGTTTTGCGTTTACAATTTCCATTATCTCAAAGAAGTCTAGTTCTTTGATTTTATTTTTTTGCGATTTGTGTTTTTCTTGGAGCATTTAAATAATCTTTCAAAGATGCAAACCCAGCTTTTTTAACTTCGTCTGCTGTAACTCTTGCATATTTCTTTCCTTTAAATTCAAATGTCTTCTTACCTTTTGCTTGTTTAAATGCATCTGCAAATGATGTTGGTTTAGGTTTTGTATCTGTTTTTGGTTTACCCATTGTAGCTGCAGCTGCTGGTTTAGTTTTAATACTATCTCTTGGACCTCTTACTCTAGATCCAACTTTTTTAGTATTTATACCAGATTTAGATTTTGAAGTATCTTTACCAATATTCATAGTTATTTTATTGGTCGCCTTTTCTTGTTCTTTAATTTCTTTAATTTTTTTTCTCTTTGCTAACTGTGCTCCTGGTGAATCAGGATTTTTTTTAGTGAAAAAGTCTTTTATTTTTTGTCCACGTTTTGCAGCATCAACTTTATTTTGGGCACGTCTCTCACTTGCCCTTTGACTAAAAGTCTTAGGTGCTTCATCAAGATTTTTCTGTCCGTATTCTTTGTCTTTGGGTCCTCTGATTCTACTCATTGTCTTTATCCTCTTTGTAAAATTCTTCTCTACGTTTGTCTGCTTCTATTTCTGCAATCCAACGTTTAGTTTCTGGGTCTTCTGGATCTTTTGCAATATAAAATCTATGCATATAATCTAAAAATAGAACTAATGTACATAGAAATAGTAAAAGATCGATCATGTTATCCCTGGTTAAAGGCTTTTGCCTATATTAGTTGGGTTAACTAGTGATGACCTTGTGTGCAATCGTGTGCTTATTCGTGTGTGTCCCTTTAGTTAATCCCATGTTATATTATATTATACGAGGTTTACAACTTTTGTCAAGTATTTTCTTTGCAATATTTGTAGGTGCGACCTAATTGTACAAAAAAGTTGTTGACAAATTCTACAAAGGGTGTATAATAAGTACCTAGGTACTTCCCAGGGGGCCTTTATATCTATTACAAGGGTAAATTTACACTCCCCCCTAGGGATATTGTCGGTAATCCTTAGAATATTCCTTAAAATATAGCCTGGAATACCTTAGGGAATACACGCAGGTAACCATAGGGTGTAGCCAAGCAGTAGTTAACAGTGATTTTTGT